CGGCCTCATGGAATCTTGTAATGATGTACTCTGTAGCAGGCCGAGTATTCGCGGCACCGTGAGCAGTCGCGGGAGGCTGTGCGCAAGGCCGTGGCCGCTGGCCGCATTACCACCTTTGGCCCGGACAAGCTGATCGACCCTGAGCTGGCCGATGTGCAGTGGGCGCGCAACACCCGTGCGCGGATCGCTGAGCCCAGCCTGCCCGCTGCGGTGGCCGGCCTAGCCGGTGTGATCGTGGCCAACGAGGTCGGCCGGGTCGACAGCTACGAAGATGCCCGCCGGCGCCGCGAATCAGCCGAGGCTAGCATTGCCGAGATGAAGCAGGCCGAGATGGAGGGCAAGTTGATCCAGGCCGACGCCGTGCGCGCAGCCTGGTCGACACTTATTACATCGACCCGCGACGCCCTGCTGCAGATCCCCAGCCGAATCGCCCCGGTGCTGGCCGCCGAGACCGACCTGGTGCGCTGCACGGCGGTACTGGAAGATGCGTTGCGCCAGGCGTTATCACAATTAAGCTCAAATGAGGAGTAAGAACTATGTGGCTTCAATATATCGAAACTTCATTCAATGCCATTCGGACTGCTTGCGGAACACATGACCAAGAAAGGCAGTGGTATCGATCTCACCGATTCAGTTCAGCAGCCATGCGCGCATTACGGCCGATGGTTCCGTATTGCATTCATCCGGTCCTTGCTGGAAATAGGAATGTGCTTATTGTTCTAAATCGGGAATATAAGCCCCTTGGTTACACATCAAAAGAACATGTGTCCTACGGAGATTTCAGAAACCAGCATGTCAGTGCTGATGATCCCAAAATAGTGCGTCTCTTGAACCGTTGCAAAATTTCCCCTTCCGCAATGAGTGACGGACGAGATGAAATCTTTTACCTATTTGACGATAGGACAAATCCAGAGCATTCCCTGGTAAATGCACAGCGCTTGGTTGATATTTTGAAGACAGTAATAGCAGATCAGGCGAACTGATGGGATACAGAGATTTACCTACAGACTTTGATAGGGCTTTGGCCAGTGGGCGCCTCTTGTTCGCGGAGTTCATGCGCCCGCCTGCTGACCTGACCGTCAGCCAGTGGGCCGACAAGCACCGCATGCTGTCGGGAAAGGCCTCCAGCGAGCCGGGCCCGTGGCGCACCGACCGCACGCCGTACCTGCGCCAGATCATGGACGACCTGAGCGCGCGCAGCATCGTGCAAGAGGTGGTTGTGATGTTCGCGGCCCAGCTCGGAAAGTCCGAGACCGGCAATAACTGGCTGGGCTACATCATCGACAACGAGCCCGGCCCGGTGATGATCGTGCAGCCGACCACCGACATGGCCAAGCGCTTTTCCCGCCAGCGTATCAACCCCATGCTGGAGGAGACCCCGGTGCTGCGCCGCAAGGTGCGCGAGAACAGATCCCGCGACGACGCCAACACCACGCTCATGAAAGACTTTGCCGGCGGCGTGCTGGTGGTGTCGGGCGCCAACAGCGCGGCCAGCCTGCGCTCGATGCCGGTGCGCTACCTGTTCCTGGACGAAATCGACGCCTACCCCCTGGACGTGGACGGGGAGGGCGACCCGGTGGCCCTGGCCGAGAAACGCACATCCACCTTCGCCCGCAAGAAGGTGCTGAAGGTCAGCACGCCCACCACCAAGGATTTTTCCCGCATCGAGTCGGCCTTTGACCAATCCACCGCCGCGCGCTACCAGGTGGCCTGCCCGCACTGCGGCGAGTACCAGGTGCTGGAGTGGGGCGCGTCAAAGCCCCACGGCCTGCGCTGGGACCGTGACGATGTGGGCGCGCCGCTGCTGGGCACCGTGCGCTATGTCTGCCAGCACCACGGCTGCGAGATCCTCGAACACCAAAAGCCCGGCATGCTGGCCGGCGGCCGGTGGATTGACAGCCGCGAGAGCAGCCGACCGGGCCGCCTGACCGGCTACCACCTCAACGCCTTGTATGCGCCGCTGGGCTGGGTGTCCTGGCCCGACCTGGTGCAGCAGTTCACCGAGGCCGCGCTGGCCGCCAAGCAAGGCGACATTTCCAAGCTCAAGACCTTCACCAATACCGCCTTAGCCGAGACCTGGGAGGAGCAGGGCGACAAGATCGCCACCCATGAGCTGGCCCGCCGCGCCGAGGATTACGCCCTGACCACCGTGCCCTGGGGCGGCCTGGTCATCACTGCCGGCGTGGACACCCAGGGCGACCGCCTGGAGGCCTACGCCTACGCTGTGGGCCGGGGCAATGAGCGCTGGCTGGTGGATCACAAGGTCATCTACGGTGACCCGAGCATTCCCGAAGATCAGCCAAACAGCCCATGGGCCACGCTCACCGAGTGGCGCCGCACGCCATACACCCACGCCAGCGGGGCTACGCTGCCCCTGTCAGCCTGCGCGGTGGACTCAGGCGGCCACCACACCCAGAACGTCTACCACTACGCCAGGCGCCACCAGGGCGAGCATGTGCTGGCCATCAAGGGCTCCAGCATCGCCAACCGGCCGGTGCTGGGCAAGCCCACTGACATTGAGGTCAACTACAAGGGCAACCGCATCAAGCGCGGCGCCCGCGTCTGGCCGGTGGGCACTGATACGGCGAAGTCGATCATCTATTCCGAGCTGCGGGTGCTGCAAGTCGGCCCAGGCTATCGCCACTTCAGCCGCCACACGCCCAGCTATGTCTACGACCAGCTCACCGCCGAGCGCCTGGTCACGCGCTACCACAAGGGCCGCCCGAAGCTGGAATGGCTCAAGCCCGCCGGCCGGCGCAATGAGGCGCTGGACTGCACGGTCTATTCGCTGGTCTGCGAACACTACCTGGGCGTGCCGAAATACGCCGCGCATCACTGGGAAAAGATCGAGGCCCGGCTGCGTCAGCGCGACATGCTGGACATGGGCGACACCCCCTTGCAACTTGACACGGAACCTGCGACAATTGTCCCTGTCGCGGTGCAGGAAAACACAAAATCACTTCTGCCGGTTAACGAGCCGGCCCAGATCCCAGACGCCAACCCCGTGCAGCCCTCAGTGGTTTTGCCGGTGGTCGCCCAGGCTGAAGTCCCCAAAGCACAGCCACTGCCACCACCCCAGCCAGCACGGCCAAGCAGACTGCCGGCCCTGCCGAGAAAGGGGGGCTGGATTAAGAAGTGGTGACCCATGGCCGATATCGTTGACGACTTCCTCACGCGCCTGGCACAGCACATGCCGGCCGTGCCCCCCGAGGTGCGCCACCAGATCGAGCGCGAAGTGCGCGCCGAATGGGGTGGTGCCAAGCCCTATGTGGCCAAGCTGGGCCGCTCCATGCGTGTGAGCCTTGTTGCCACCGGCCTGGTGCGCGGCCAGCCGCTCTCGGAGTGCTTCGCCCAGGCGGGCGTGAGTCAAGCGACGGGATACCGCATCCTCCAAAGAAAGTCGTGATTCTCAATTTGGGCCTGAACACAAACCGCCAAGCGCCCGAACATCGGGGCCATGACCGCCACATCCGAGCCGAGCCGCATCACGGCCGGTGATACCGTCGCCTGGAACAAGTCCCTGGCAGACTACCCAGCCTCCAGCGGGTGGGTGCTGACCTACACGCTGATCAATGCCAGCGCCAAAATTTCCTTTTCCGCTTCCGCCCTGGGCGCCGACCACATGGTCAGCGTTTCTGCCGCAACCTCTGCCGCCTGGGCCGCTGGCTCCTACACCTGGCTGGCCGTGGTCACCAAAGCAGGCGAGCGCTACACCGTGGGGACCGGCACCATTGTTGTGGCGCCCGACCTTGCCGCCGCCACCGTATTCGACACCCGCAGCAGTGCCCGCAAGGCGCTGGAGGCCGTCAATCTGGCCCTGGAGTCCTACGGCGCCAAGGCCTACTTGCAGAGCTACGAGATCGCCGGGCGCAAGCAGGCATTTTCAAGCCCTGGCGACTTCATGGCCTTTCGCTCCAGGCTGATGGCCGAGGTGGCGCGCGAGGACAACGCCGCACGCATCAAGGCCGGGCTATCCCCGCGCAACCAGATTTCTGTCAGGTTCAACAGCCGATGATCCACCAGCACAAAGCCCCCAGCCTGTTGGCGCGTGCCATGGGCATGCTGTCCGCGCCATTTGCCCGCACACCGCCGGTCCGCACACAGCAGCGCAACTACGCCGCCGCCCAGGTCAACCGCCTGACGCAAGGCTGGTCTACCACCAGCGCGAGCGCCAATAGCGACATTCACCGCAGCCTGGACGCCGTGCGCGCCCGCAGCCGCAAGCTGGCCAACGATGACGAATACGTCAAGTTCTGGCTGAGCAAAGTCACCACCAACGTAATCGGCCCCACCGGCTTTCGCTTCCAGGCCCGTGTCTACGATGTGCCGGGCAAGCCCGACCGCGCAGCCAATGACGCCATCGAATCCGCATGGGACCGGTTTTGCAAAAAGGGTGTGTGTGATGTGAGTGGGCGCAGCAGCATGACCGGCTTGCAGCAACTCGCCATCAAGGCGGCCGCCCGTGACGGCGAGATCCTGGGCCAGTTCGTGCGCGGCAAAGACGCCGGCAACGTGTTTGGCTTGGCCATCCAGATGCTGGACGCCGACCGCCTGGACACCAGCTTCAACCGCACGGCCGAGCGCGGCATCAACGCGATTCGCATGGGTGTGGAAATCAACGCCTACGGCCGCCCGGTGGCGTACCACCTGCGCGGAGCTCACCCCGGCGAGACCTACCAGACAAACACCGGCTACCAGTACGCCACCCGCGAGCGCATCCTGGCCGAAGATATCATCCACGAGTTCGTCAGCGACCGGCCCGAGCAGGTGCGCGGCATGCCGTGGGCACACGCCGCCATGATCCGCCTGAACAACCTGGGGGGCTATGAAGAGGCCGCCGTGATCGCCGCGCGCGTGGGCGCCTCCAAGATGGGTTTTTTCACGACTCCAGATGGCCAGGCCGAGGTGGTCAGCACCGGCGTGGATGCCGATGGAACCGACAGCCCCGGCCTGAGCATGGACGCCGACCCCGGCGTTTTCCAGAGCCTGCCCGAAGGCGTGGCCTTCACACCGTTTGATCCCGATTATCCGGCCGCGATGTATGCCGACTTCGTCAAGGCCAACCTGCGCGGCATCGCCAGCGGCCTGGGCGTGGCCTACCACTCGCTGGCCAATGATCTGGAGGGCGTTAGCTTTTCATCCATTCGCAGCGGCACTCTGGAGGAGCGCGACGCCTGGATGCTGATCCAGACCTGGTTTGCTGAATCGTTTCTCGACCGCATCCAGGCCGAGTTCATACGCACCGCCCTGGCATTCGGCCAGATCAAGCTGCCCAACGGCTCCACGCTGCCGCTCGCCAAGATCGACAAGTTTGCCGCCCACACCTGGCAAGGTCGCCGCTGGGAGTGGGTCGACCCGCTCAAAGACATTGAGGCCGACGTGGCCGCCATCAATGCCGGCCTCAAGTCGCCGCAGTCGGTCGCCGCCAAGATGGGCCTGGACTACGAAGACTTGCTGATCGAGATCAAAGACGCCGAGGTCTTGCGCGAGGCGCTGGGCGTCGTGCTGGCCAACACACCCAACCCCCAACAACTCGCAGCAGCTGCCGGTGCAGCCGCCAGCGCCGTAAATTCGTAAAGGATCAAAATCATGACGATGACCGTAACCATGCTGACCACCGTGATGGGTGAGGCCGGCACGCTGCTTGTGAAAGACAGCCAGTACACCGTGAGCGACAAATTCGGCGCTGAGCTTGTGGGCCTGCGCCGTGCAATCGACACCAATGGCGCCCTGACGCCGCAGAACAGCACGCAGCCAGCATTTTGGAACTCCGACGGCACCCTGCGAACGCCTGCGGGGGGGAGCGTTAGTGCGATTTCAGTCGTGTCCAGCGCAGCGCCATCCAACGCCGACGGTCGCCCCGATGGCACCATCTACATCCAGACGGTGTAAGCCATGGCAGTCCAAATCAAGAAGGCGGGAGCCTATAGCGCAGCGGCTGGCGTCTTTGTGAAGAAGACAGGCGTTTATTCGGCTGTGCAAGGGATGTTTTTGAAGTCGGCGGGGGTTTATCAGAGCGTGCTGGGCGCGGCGGCACCTGCATTGCCATTCTTTTCTGCAGCATTGGCTGCCCGTCGCGCTAGCCCCAGCACAGTGCGTCAAGCGCGCATCATCACTCTTGGACATTCATGGACTAGCGGAGCGGGTTCTGGCACCGACGACGGGCGCTCTCCTGGTGGAGCGGGGGAGGATATGTACGGGCTTATCAACTCAATACCGCTGTCGTGGTCTGAAAAGTTGTGCCAGTATCTGACCTCAAGTGGCATTGCCACAATGCGTAATTCTTGGATTGGTGACCAACGCGGACCAATCGGCGCTTACGGATTAAAAGACTTAGACCCCGGTCGGCATATTTATAACACTGCGGATGTAACCGAGGGAACGAATAGTAGCTTTATGGGCTCTCATCCAAAGCTAATAGGCCCAGTGGATAAAGAGTATACATTTACTCCTGGAATAGGATTTACGTCTTTCAAAATTTGGGGGTATTGGGATTTCTCCGCAGGGTCTTCAGACACTGAGTTGTTTGTTGATGGCGTATCTAAAATCCATATTTCCGCTGCAACTGGAAGCAATAAATGGGGGTCTTTCCCCATCGCAGGAGGAAGTTACGCCTATTCAGGGGCAGAAATAAAGCTTATTAACAGGCATGCCACGCGGAAATTTACACTAAGCGGGATTGAGTATTTTGGCCCAGCCACTGATACTAAAGATGTGTTTCTCACAATGTCTGGACGCGGCGGGTCACTGCTATCAGACTTGGTTTTATCGACGCAAGAATACTCAGTATTAAACGCGGTTAATAAATATGGGTGCGACCTGCTGATCGTTCAGGCAATGGTTAATGATGCAAATGGTGCGTCGGTAACATATGCGAACAACGGAGGAGATGAAACGGTGTTGCAGAATACATTGAACACCTGGAAAAACAATATGCAGTTGATTTATAACAAAAATCCATCTGCTGATATTGTGATAGTCGGCGACCCCGATGCGCCAACTGGCGCTGCTACAGAGTACATCATTACAAGATTCCATGAGGCCGCGCAGCAGATCATCTCCACCAATGGTCGCGGATTGTTTGTTGATTTGCGCGTGCCTTATGGCACTTACGCGAACTCAAACGCGCTTGGATACCGACACACCGGGGACACGCTCCATCCGTCTGAGCTGGGCCATGACAAGATAGGCCAATACATGGCGCAGGTAATAGCAGCATCCATCTGACAGCCACGCAAGCTGACTCCCAACCCACCACCAGGCCCCGCCAGTCCATGAGATCAGCGGGGCCTGGCGCATTCTCGGGCGCCCATCGGGCGCAGGCAGGGCCACTCTGAGGGGTGGCCTTTTTTGTGGGCCACTTTCTCAAATTGGGCCTGAACTTTTCCGCGCCAAAGTCAGACCATAAGGCCCATGAATGCAATCAAGGCCCCCACGACGATCAAGCCCGGCACGAAGCTGGAGCGCTCGTTTCTCGTCCAGCGCTCGACCATTGACGAAGCCGCGCGCACGGTCGAGCTGGCCTTTGCATCCGAGACCCCGGTGGAGCGCTACTGGGGCACCGAAATTCTTGTGTGTGCCCAAGGCGCCGTGCGCCTTGACCGGCTGCGCAGTGGCGGCCCGCTGCTGTGCGACCACGACACAACAGACCAAGTTGGCGTAATCGAGTCAGTCCAGATCGGTGCAGACAGGGTTGTCCGCGCTGTGGTGCGTTTCGGGAGAAGCGTGCGGGCAAGCGAGATTTTCCAAGACGTGGTGGACGGTATCCGCACCAACGTAAGCGTGGGTTACGAGATCCACGCAGCAGTCGCCTCTGGCCCTGCGTCCGGCGACGGCGGCGAAGTGGAAATGGAAGAGTCCACCACATACCGCATCACCGACTGGTCACCCTTTGAAGTGTCCATTGTGGCCTGTCCTGCCGACTACATCGGCTCCGGCATTGGCCGCAGCGCCGAGTCCCCCCTGATCGAAACCCCATTTTTGAAAGCCCCCACCATGACCGCAGCAATCCAAGAACCCGTGGCACCTGTTGCCCCCGCCGCACCGGCACTGACCAGCGCCGACGTGCGCAACGCCGAGGCCGCTACCCGCCGTCAAATGAGCGAGATTCTCGCCATAGGTGAGCAGTTCTCCCGCTTTAACGGCGTGAACCTCGCCAAAGAAGCCATCGAAAAAGGCCAGTCCGTTGACCAGCTCCGCGGATTGATCATGAACGCCATGACCGCCGCCCAGACCACCCCGGCCACAAATCTGGACCTGAGCCCCAAAGAAGCCAAGCGGTTTTCGATCTTCAAGGCCATCCGCGCTTTGACGGACAAAAACTGGCGCGGTGCCGAGTTCGAGCTGGAGTGCCACAGCGAGATCCTGAAGCGCACCGGCCTGCAAGAAGCCATCCACGGCGGCTTTTACATGCCCGCCGACATTCAGCGCCGTGACCTGACCGTCGCAGCCCCCACCGGTGGCGGCAACATTGTGGCCACCAACCTGGACGCATCCAGCTTCATTGACCTGCTGCGCGCCCGCAGCCGTGTCGCCCAGCTCGGCGCCACGATGCTGCCCGGCTTGGTCGGCAATCTGTCCATCCCCAAGCTGACCGGTGCGGCCACCGCTTACTGGCTGGCGAATGAAGCCACCGGCATCACCGAGAGCCAGCAGACCATCGGCCAGTTGGCACTGTCGCCAAAGAACCTAGGCGCCTACACCGAACTCAGCCGCCAGCTCATGCTGCAAAGCACGCCGGCTGCCGAGGCCTTGGTGATGAACGACCTGGCAGCTGTCCTGGCCCTGGCCATCGACCTGGCAGCCCTGGAAGGCACTGGCGCCTCTGGTCAGCCCACCGGTATCTCGGCAACTGCCGGCATCGGCGCCGTGACAGGCACCACGCTGGGCAACGCTGGCGTGATCGAGTTCCAGACTGACACGGCCACCGCCAACGCCCTGAGCCCTTCCAGCGCCTACCTGACCACGCCCGCTGTGGCCGGTCTGCTGATGCAGCGCCAACGCTTCTCCGGCACTGACACCCCGCTGTGGACTGGCTCGGTGCTGGACGGCCAAGTGGGCGGCTTCAGCGCATCGACCACAACCCAGATGACGGCTGCATCCATGATCTTTGGCGACTTCTCGCAAGTCGTGATTGGCGAGTGGGGCATGCTCGAAATCGCGCTGAACCCTTACGCCAACTTCACGGCCGCCATCACCGGCATCCGCGCCATCCAGTCGGTGGACGTTGGTATCCGCCAGGCTGCCGCCTTCAGCCGCTCTGTGTCCATCACCTAAGCAAGCCGGGCCAGCCCTCACCGGCTGGCCTGCGCATGCAATGGAACCACCATGGCTGTAACTACCAAACCCAACGCCCAGACTGTCACCAGTCCGTACACCGTCTTGCGCGCCTTTTACTGGGGTGGCGAGGTGGCTGCTGCTGGCTCCACGGTGCTGCTCACTGCAGCCCAGGCCATCGAGCTGCTGCACGCCATCAAGATCACGCCCGGTGAAGCCCCGCCCGCTGCTGCCGAGAAATCGGAAGCAAAAAGCAAGGCCGCGCCGGTAGCCGACAAAAGCGTCTAACGCACACCAACATCCGCCATGTTTACCGAAGATTTCAGCGCCTTTTTTGACACCAGCACAGGGTTTGCGCAAGTCGCATCGCTGGGCGGTGTTGCGGTCGCTGGCATCCTCGACTTGCTGCCCGGCCAGGCCTTTGATGTGATGGCTGGCACCACGCCGCAGTTTGTAATGCAGTCCTCCAGCGTACCAGCCGACCCGCGCGGCCTGTCGCTGATTGTGGGCAGCAGCACATTCACGGTGCGCGATTTCACGCTAGACGGCACTGGCATCTCTACGCTGATCCTGGAGGTCGTGTAAATGGCCCACATGCGCCGTCAGATCCGCGAGGCTGCAGCGGCCCTGCTCACCGGCTTGGCCTCCACTGGCTTGCGGGTGTACCAGAGCCGCGTCTACCCCTTGCGTGATTCGGACATGCCCTGTCTGCTGGTCAGCACAGATGACGAATCGATCCAGGCCGAGGGCATTGGTGCCCAGCAACTGGAGCGGACCCTGCGTCTGACCGTGCGCGCTGTGACCAAGGCCACTGCCAATTTGGACGACACCCTGGACCAGATGCTGGCCGAGGTGGAGGTGGTGCTGAACGGCAACCGCCTAGGCGGCTTGTCGCTCAACACCGTGCCGGAGAGCATTTCCATCGCCATGGACGACAGCCTGGAGAAGCCCGCAGGGGTGGCCACGCTGACCTACTCAATCACCTATTTCACCGCAGGCTCAAACCCTGCTGCCCCGCTTTAAGGAGTCCCCGCCATGACAGTCAAAATCTGGTCTAACGTGCAGATCGCCGTGCAATCCGCACTGGCCGCAAGCAAATCCATTACCGCCATCACCAAAGCCAGCCCGGCCGTGGCCACATCCACTGCCCACGGATATGCCAACGGCACCTACCTGGTGCTGGCTGCAAGCGGCATGTTTGAGCTGGACAACCGCGTGGTGCGCGTCGCCAACACGGCGGCCAATACTTTTGAGCTGGAAGGCGTCGACTCCACGCTGTACTCCACCTTTACCGCCGGCACAGCCCAGGCCATCACCTTTGGCACTACGCTCTCCAACATTACCGACGTGAGTGTCAGCGGTGGAGAATTTGACCAGATCGACGTGACCACCATCCACGACAACGTCAAGAAGACAATCCCCGGTTCGGCCTCTCCCATCAACATCGGCATGACCGCCAACTGGGACCCGAGCGACACCGGCATGGTTGCACTGAAAAACGCATCGGACGCGCGTGCCCAGCGCGCAATTATGGTGACATTCAGCGACGCCACAAAGTGGATGTTCAACGGCTACGTCGGCGCCACAAATGCGCCCACCGGTTCGGGCCAGCAAAAGGTCACCACGCCGCTCACGATCAACGTGTTCGGTCGTACCAGCACCTACGCCAGCTAACCGATGGCCGCGCTCAAGAAAAGCGAGATCAAGGCCCCTGTGCTGCCCAAAGAGGCGGTGCAGGTGGACGAGCTGGGCGGCGAGGTGATCGTGCGCGGCCTGCTGCTCCGCGAGCGCCTGGCCATCTTTAGCGGCAGCGACGACGGCCAGAAGTTTGCCCACGTTGGCGAGCTGCTGGCAGCCACGGTGCTGGATGCCGACGGCCTGCAGGTTTACACCGCGCAGCAGTGGGACGAGTTCGGGGCCAAGCACTTCGGCGCTGTCATGCAGCTGTTCCAGGTGGCGCGGCGCTTGAGCGGCATTGACGCCGAGGTGGCGCAAAAAAACTAGCCGAGCAGCCGGAGCTTCGATTCCGGCTGAAGCTGGCCCGCGCGCTGGGCTGCACCCTGCAAGAGCTTGCAGAGCGCATGACGGCCGAGGAATACGGATTGTGGATGGCGCAGTTTTCTGCCGAACCTTGGGGGGATGACCGGATGGACGTAGGCATGGGAGTCATTGCCAGCACTCTGGCAAACATCAACCGCAGGCAGGGCACGCAGCCCTTCACGGTGGCTGACTTCGCCCCCTACCTTCGCGCCCAAGCCGATGCAGTCAACCCGCCAAAAGAAGAGACCACACCGATGCAATTCATTCAGGGTTTGAGCCATGGCAAATGATGTAAAAATCATTCTGAGCGCTGACGACAAGACGGGCGCAGCCATTACCAGCGTGCGCGCCGGCCTGCAGTCCATGCGCCCACACATTGAGGCCGCAAGCCTTGCCATGCTGGGCTTTGGCACGGTGGCCGGTGCTGCTGCGGCCGCCCTGGCTGCTTTCTCTGTGTCGGTCAAAGCCATCGACAGCTTCAACGACCTTGCAGACGCCACCGGTGCCAGCGTCGAGAACATCAGCGCCCTGGACCGGGTAGCGCGCGAGACCGGCGGCAACTTTGACACGGTCAGCACCAGCTTGATCAAGTTCAATGCCGCCCTCAAGAATACCGACGGCGACAACAGCGGAGCGGCTGCTGCCCTCAAGGCCATTGGCCTGAGCGCCAAAGAGCTGAAGGCCATAGACCCCGCTGAAGCGCTGCTCCAGACTGCTGTAGCGCTGGCGGGGTTTGCGGATGATGGAAATAAGGCCCGCCTGACGCAAGAGCTATTTGGTAAATCTTTGGCTGAAGTTGCGCCGTTGTTAAAAGACTTGGCAGAAAAAGGGGCCCTGGTAAAGAGCACAACAACAGAACAGGCCGCAGCAGCGGAGACCTTCAACAAGCAGCTGTTCAAGCTCAAGGCGAACTCGGAAGACGCGGCACGTGCAATGACTTCATCACTGGTTCCTGCGCTGAATGAAGTGTTGGAGGCCTTCAATGCAAAGGGCTTCAAGGCTTCAGTTGACCAGTTTGGTGAAACAGTATTTGGTTGGACCAGCAACGCAAAGCGGAAAGAAATTGCCAACATAACCGAAGACCTTGGTACGCTTGAGTTTCAACTTAAGCGTGCAACTGGCTATGGTGAACAAGGTCAAATTTCACAGCAAATTGATGCAAAAGTAGCCCGTCTTAGTGCGCTCAAGGGCGAGCTGATTAAAAGCTCTTACGATCTTGCAGGGGGAGGTCTTCATTCCACTGGATTCACACCAGAAAATAAGCCGAGCGTCGGATTCACCACCCCCGACAAAGACAAGACCGCCAAGGCCGTCGACCTGACCAAGCAGCAAGAAAGTGCCGTGCAGGGCCTGTCCGAGAAGCTGGCCGGCCTGACCGACAACACCGGCGAATACGACAAGGTGTTGCAGCGCCTGACCACCGGCACCTGGAAGGGCTTCGACGCCACGACCAAGTCCGCGTTGCAGAGCCTTGCGCGCCTGGTGGACGAAACCCAAGTCGCCACCAACCAGGTCAAGCTGTCAGACGCCGCCAGCGCAGAGCAGCGCGACAAAGCCCGCAAGGCCCAGGTGGAGTACACCCAGGCCGCTGTGGAGGGCATGCTGGCCGTGTCGGACTATGCCGACGCCATCGCCATGCAAAACGCACAGTACGCGCTGGAGATCGACCTGATGGGCAAGTCGGAAAGCTCCCGGCGCCTGGCACTGGCCGACTACCAGATTGAGCTGGACCTCAAAGAGCAGCTGCTGGCCATCGACAAGAACATTGGCCTGACCGAAGAACAGCGCACAGCCGAGCGCGAGCGCGCCCGTGCGGCTGCCGGCACAGCCAAGACCGGAGTGGCCGGCCTGATCGGCGCCCAAGACGCGCGCCTGCAAGACCCCACCGCCGGCCTGATGGATGGCCTGGCCGAGTACCAGAAGACGGTGGCCGACGTAGCAGTCAGCACCAAGGCCATGATGGTGAATGCATTTCAGGGCATGGAAGACGCCATGGTGTCTTTCGTCAAAACCGGAAAGCTCGACTTCAGCAGCCTGGCCGACAGCATCATCAGCGACCTGGTGCGCATTGCCATCCAGCAAAGCATTACCGGCCCACTTGCAGGCGCTATGGCCGGCATGTTCAGCTTGAACGCAGACGGTGGTGTTTACAGCAGTGCAAGCCTGTCCGCCTACTCTGGACAGGTCGTATCCAGTCCCACCATGTTCGCCTTTGCCAAGGGCGCAGGCCTGATGGGTGAAGCAGGCCCCGAGGCCATCATGCCGCTCACGCGCGACTCCAGCGGCAAGCTCGGCGTGCGCTCTGTTGGACCTGGCGGTGGTGGATCTCTGGTGGTCAACATCATCGAATCCTCCGACAAGGCTGGCAAGGTGGAAAGCCGCACGGACGGCGGTGTGGACATGCTCGACATATTTGTGGAGCGGGTGAAGTCGGCCATTGCCAATGATATTTCCAAGGGCTCCGGCGCAGTGCCGAATGCCCTCAGCCAAACCTATTCCTTGAACCGGGCCGCAGGAGCTTACTGATCATGTCCTCTTGGCCCTCCACATTACCTGATCCCATGTCCGACGGGTACTCTATCGCGCCCATCGATCAAACGCTGCGCACAGACATGGAAATGGGCGCCGCCCGAGCGCGCCGCATCACATCTGCACGCAATGACGCGTTGAACGTGGTCTGGAAGATGACCGATGCGCAACTGGCCACCTTCCGCACCTGGTTCGATAGTCCTACAGAAGCCGCTGGCGGTTCGGCCTGGTTCACGATCAGCTTAGCCCTGGGCACCGGTGGCCTTGTATCGACCACAGCACGATTCTCAGGCGCTCCAAAGATTGCGCATGCGGGCAGCCTGCGCTGGACGGTAAGCGCCGCGCTGGAGGTTCGTTAATGGACACCACCCTGAGCGCCGCCATCAAAGAAGCCTACGCCTCGGCGCCGGCCGGTGTGGTCATCTACCACACGCTGGAGCTGCGCCACCCCGCTTTCACCGCACCGATCCGTGTGGTGCGCGACTATGTGAACCTGACGGCCAGGCTGGAAGCCTCTGCACCGCTTGACCCTGGCGCCATGGTGACCTTCATTGCGTTCGCCTTCGATTTCACAAAGCCCGAGGTTTCTGCATCTGGAGTGCCACAAATCCAAATCCAGATTGACAACGTCGACCGCTCCATTGTTGCCAACATCGAGGCGGCCATGGCCGGAACGGACTTGGTGGAATGCACTTACCGCGAGTTCATTTCCACTGATCTGAGCGCCCCGCAGAATGACCCGCCGCTGAGCATGACCATTTTGACAGTGACCGCCGATGTGTTCCGGGTGAGCTGCACGGCCGGATACCCCAATCTGATGAACTACCGATTCCCCCGCCTCGAATACGACACAGAGACATTTCCGGGGCTGGTGGCATGAGCTGGGCCGCCCAATACATCGGGACACCCTGGGAGGCCGGCGCGCAAGGCCCTGACGCCTATGACTGCATGGGGTTCTTTCGCATGGTGCAGGCCCAGCACTTCGGGATTTCTGTTCCCCAGATCATCGCGCCGAACTATGACGATCCCACGGTTCTCGGTGAGCTTTTCCGGGGACATGCCGAGCGCACACGCTGGACAAAGATTGCAAGCCCCGCCCATGGCTGCGCCGTGATCATCCACCGGCCCATGCACATTGGCGTGTGGCTGGACGCAGACGGTGGTGGTGTGCTGCACTGCGCGCGCGGCACCGGTGTCATCTTCACAAGTGACAGCGCATGGCGCTTCTCGGGCTTTGGCCGAAAAGAGTATTTCACGCACGAGGCCATGGCATGACCGCATCTGTCGTCTATCTTGAAAACGCCCTGAAGCCCATGGCACGCCGTGTCATTGCTGTGGAGCCCACAAGCATCAAAGACCTTGCCCCGGTGGGCTGGGTGCATCCTTTTGTCGCCTTCCTGGATGGGCGTCCAGTGCTGCGCGCTGACTGGGAGTTGATCATTTCCGACGGCCAGGCGCTGGCTTTTGTCGATGTGAATGCTATCCCGCAGGGTGGTGGTGGTGGTGGGTCTGATCCGCTGCGCACGATTGCAATGATCGCAGTGATGTATTACACGGCAGGTGCAGGTGGGGCGCTGCTTGGCATTGAAGGCGCTGCAGCAGTGGGCGGCATGGGTGTGGCCATGGCCAACGGTGCAGTGATGATGGCCGGCATGGCCCTAGTCAATGCTGTCCTGCCACCGGCAAAACCAACATCCCCGCAGCAGGCCGCAGCACTCGCAGCACCCAGCCCCACCTACAGCTTGCAAGCGCAGGGCAACAGTGCCCGCGTCGATGGCGCCATCCCAGAGCATTTCGGGCGCATGCTGGCATACCCCGACTTTGCAGCCCAGCCTTACGCCGAGTATTCCGGCAATGAGCAGCACCTGTACCAGCTCCTTTGCATCGGGCGCGGCCAGTACGACATTGAGGCCATCCGCATCGAGGACACACCGATCAGCAGCTTTGCAGACATTGAGTATGAGATCGTGCAGCCCGGCGAAGCGCTTGACCTGTTCCCCGCGGCGGTCATCACAAGCACCGAGGTTGCAGGCTTTGACATGTCGGACGCCACGGTATATGGGCCGTTTGTCGCCAGCGCTTCGGGCACAACTGCCAATTACATCGGGATCGATTACGTGATGCCGCGGGGCCTCTACTACGCCTCCGATGACGGCACTTTGTGGGGGCGCGGTGTTTCTGTGTTGGCAGAGGCTCAAGAAATTGATGCAGTCGGGACACCGGTGGGCGCATGGTTCACCCTTGGTGCTGAGTACACGGAGGAGGTCACAACAACGCCGCAGCGCCGCAGCTATCGTTACGCCGTAACGCCTGGCC